CATCACTCCGCAGACCCATGATTTCCTTATCGTCGGCAAGGCTCTGCTCCTCCACGTTTTCGGACAGCCGCTCAAAGTCGGCCCGAAGGCGTTCATTGTCTGCGAGGAGCTGGGCGGTCTTAGTGATGTAATAGTCGATATCGGTCATTCCTGTTCTCCCTGCTCTGCCATATATGCAGCCCCGCAGAACGGGCAGAAAGTTGGAATAGGGAGCGGGGGTTTCTTGCCTCTGGCGGCGATCTTCGACACCATAATTGTTGGGTAGATTCTCCCCGTGGTTAAAACCGTCAGATCAAGACGCCCATTCCGTGGAGACAGCAGTTTGTTCAGTTCGTCTATACAGTCACAGGTTTTGGTCATCTTTTGACTCCTAGCCAAGCCAAGATAGCGTACTTGATCAATAGATAAGCAATCCGAAAAGCAATTTTTGGCGTTACCGACAGCCACTTTATATTTTCAAAGAACACCATTGTGACTTGGTTATCGGTAGTGACCCGAACATGAACACATGCCTCATCTTTGGGACAAGTATACATAACGTCCTGGTCGCTTGGACCATAGGCATATGGAAATAGTTTGTCTCTCATGACTCACCTCCCGGCGCTGCCTTAAGCCCAATCTCAACAAGGTCTTTCTCACCAACCACCTTGCAGCGGTGGAGTCTGAATTTCCCGTCCGAAGCGGTCGGAATGCAGGCGATGTCCTTCGCGGTGAACTCCACCACCAGGATTCTCCATCCTTCACACCATTCCGTCGCGCACCAATCCAGCGTGGCGACATTGACACCAGCAGCGCAAAGGTTTGTGACATCGGTATTTGCGTGCTTGACGGAAACCGTCTCGCCGATTTCGTAGTGCAGCTTTTCGCATGACTGCATCGGGCTATCGCCAGTGGCAGAGACCAGCTTATAGGCGCGAATCTTGCCTGGTTGGTCGTAGAGCATCAGCAGCGGCTGAACGCGTAGGGGAAGGAGGCCATTGTCCCCAGACAGGTTGGCCCTGGACAGGTTGGTCCTGGACAAGTTGGCCCCGGACAGGTCGGCCCCGTATAGGTTGGCCCCAGACAGGTTGGCCCTGGACAGGTCGGCCCCGTATAGGTTGGCCCCAGACAGGTTGGCCCTGGACAGGTTGGTCCTGGACAAGTTGGCCCTGGTCAGGTTGGCCCAAGACAAGTTGGCCCCAGACAGGTTGACCCCGGACAGGTCGGCCCTGGAGCCGCCTTTCTCGCCCCTGACCCATTTCTGATGGGACGCGAGGATAGCAGGAAGATCTTGAACGGTAATGGTCATTCCTCACCTCCCTGCCGCAGCGCGGCCAGCAGTTCATCGCGGGTCATTTTCTGCCCTCCGTTCTGGCACCTTAATGCCCCAGTCTTTCAGTTGCTCCCTGGCATCCTCCTCAACCTGAAACAAATCATCGAAGTCGGTGTTCAACAACAACTGGATCAGCACGCATGCGCGGCGGAACTTCTCTTCAAGAGTCATGACTTGTCCTCCAGCGCGGAGATATGGGTGGTGGTCATGGCTTGCTCCTTAAAACTTCGGGTTTAGGCCCATGGCCCCGGTCAGGTCAGCCCCGGCCAGGTCGGCCACGGTCAGGTCAGCCCCGGTCAGGGTGGCCCCGATCAGATCAGCCCTGTACAGATCAGCCCCGGTCAGGGTGGCCCTGGTTCCACCCGCTTCCGACCGTATCCACTTCAGATGGGCGGCCAGGATGGCGGGGAGATCTTGGATTGTGATCGTCATGGCATTACCCTTTCCGGCTCTAGTTTATCTGTCATTTGTCGTACCTCTCGCTATGTCCGCCTTCGGCGTCCAGGGGGATGCCAGGGCACCATGACGGCACCCGGCGCATCTCCTCCAGACCGAAAGCCAGGGCATCGTCAGCCTCTGCCTCGGGGGCCAGATAGGTGATGTCGTCATGGACCTGCAGGACCACTTGGTAGCAGGCGCCGATGCGCAGCATGGCCTCGCGGATCAGCAGCCCGCTGAACAGGGCCTGAGTGATATTCTCCACCACCAGGGCGCCATAGACCCGGCTGGGGCCACGCCCCCGGTTGATGACCCACTCCAGCTTGCCCCTGGAGCCCTGGTGCCGCTCCAGGCCGCGATACCATAGCGGCGTCCCGTTGGGCAGCCATATGGCCCGGCGGTGGATTTTTAAGACGCCCCAGTCGCAGGATGCCCCCGCCGCCAGAGCTTCCAGCATGGTGTCGCCCTGATGCCAGAGGCCGGTCTTCCGGTCTGCGATGCGCGGATGCGTGCGACGGTAGAGATCCACGGCGTTCTTTGCTTCATCGTCTGTGAGAATGATCGGCGGCCCGCCCAAAGCGCCTTGTCGGCATACGATCTGAAAGCGGGCCGCAGACATTCCATAACCGCACCCCAGCTCGATGGTCTTTCCGAGATGCCGTTTGGCGTACATCGCCGGGTCATCCTTCTCTTTAACCTTGGTGACCGCGTGACCGTAGAATGCACTGGCGTTCTCGCTGTAGATGTCTCGACCTTGCGCGAACTTGTCGAGGACATCCTGCTGACCCGCCAGCCAATTGACGCCACGGCATTCAACCTGCGAAGCGTCCACCGTGACGACACGATAGCCCGGCGGGGCGGTGATGCATTTCTTGAGCGCAGGAGTGAGGTTTTGCCAGTTGACCTTGTCGGCACCGGAGAAGCGAACCGTATGTGCCCCTGCAAATTTGAGATAAACAGGCAGCGCCCCACGCGAAGCCATTCCGAGCAGGCGTTCCGCTCTAGTCTCCCCGATCGTCGATTTAACGCCAAGACGTGCCGCCGCCATAGCGGACACGGTCTCGTTCGCGTGCTCCAGCAACTCCTTCATCCCCGCGTCGGTCTTGGCCAGGGCAGGGATTTCCTTGAGGGGGTTGGTTGGGGACGGCTTCATCGGACACGGCACCCCCAGCCGCTCCAGCAGGTCCTTGAACTGGGCGCTGGACGCCATCTCCTTCTCGGTGGCACCGATGCGGGCTAGCAGGCGCTCCTTGGCCCCCCGCTGCTCGGACAGATATGCCTCACAGCGGGGCCGGTCGAGCATTAGTTTTGGCTCGGTGAACATGCGGATGGTCTGGTCGATGATGCGCAGCTCCCCCTTAGGGACGGCGGGCCACAGCCGCTTAAAGATGGCATGGGTCAGCTCCACGTCATGAGCGCAGCCGTCGCCCAGGGCCTGCATAATGTCGTCAGGGAGGTCCCGAAGGCCCTTGAACAGATGGTACGGCACGGACTTCTCGGGCAGGCCGAAGTGCTTGGCCAGCTTGGCCAGGGAGCCTCCAACCTCGGTGCCTAACAGCAGCCGAGCCATCGACAGAGTGTCGAACCATATGGCGGGGACTATGCCGAAGTGGTGGGCCAGGATTAAGCCGTCAAAGTGGGCGTGGTGCACCAGCAGGGCATTCTGGCGAAGCCGGGTCCGCAGCTCCACGTCATAGGCCAGCACCTCGGGGGTGATCCAGTACGCCGGGTCCCCGCCTTCCTTGATGCCCACTAGGTGAGCCTTGAAGCGCGGGTCGCGGACATACTCTTCCGTGGTCATCTTCGACAACGTATAGTCGTCTGCAAAATACGTCTCGAAATCGAGGGTAATTAGTTTCATCTGTCATCACTCCACATGCATAGCGCAGCGGTGATGAGAACTAGGATTGCCGCCCCCAGGGCGTAAAATTCAGTCCAGTGCATCATCGTCTCCACAAAAAGATGCTGGGGGAAACTGTAGCCCCCCGACATCCGGTTTGTCCATCCTAAGTTATCGGGTGGCGCGTTTCTCCATCATCAAGCGGGTGATCTGGCGCTCCAAGTCCTCGCAATATATCTGCATGCCCCTGAGCTGGGCTTCGAGACGCGCGACACGGGTCAGCAGTTCATCCGGGTCACGAGTAGTCTCTACGTGGAAAAGTTCCAACTGTGCGGTCATGAGAAAAATCCCCCAGCTATGGCGATGATGATCAGAAGCCCCCCGACGAACCCTGCCAGGGCCATGGCGAACACATCCAGGGCTTTGAGCAGGGAAACATTGGAAGGCGGTGCGAAGCGGCCGGCCGGGTCACGGCGCGGCAGGTGGGCGACAGAGGTCAGGCCGGTGCCGATGAGAAAGGCCCCCGCCATGGCGCAGAAAAAAATGAGTGTGAACATACTAGACCCCCTTTGCCCGGTCATAGGCCAACAGCGATTGAAGTACGGCGGCCAGGGCGTCGGTGTAATCCCCCTGGGGTGGCGTGAAAAAGAGTCGCCCGTCAACTCCGATACCGAAC